CTTCTGCTTTCTTTTGAGATTGTTGATCATTTACTTCATCCTTACAATATTCATAGAGAATTCTTGCTGCTTCCTTTGCTTCCTTGAAAGTCTCACACTTACCAATCAACTCAACAATCTTAGTCTCAGCATCTGTAAAAGGAACATCAAGGAACGTACCCACCTTATAGTATAGATTAACCCTATCAGCAAGATTAAGATCATCAATATTTTCATCTTTTACTTCAAAGAAATCTTTTTCATGCAACTCATGATATCCTCTATAGAAAGTCTTAGCAATACCAAGATACTTTCTCTTCATTAACTTTTCTATTCTTACATCTTCTACCACATTCAAGAATGTAGCAGGAACTTCCACACCCATCTCTTCATCAGGAGTAAAGAGTGCATGTCCTACCTCATGACCAACCAACATATCATATACATGATTACTTGCCTTTTCCCACATAGGAAGTAGACGCTTTATCAACTGTCCACGCCTTTTCCTTGCTTGACGCAATGCCTGTGGTTTCAGTGTTCTCTTCTTTTCCTTTTTGGAATGATGCTGCCAGTTAGGTACTGTCATGACCTTTAAGATGATCCACAATATTTATTGTAGGATACCATCCCAACTCAGTCAACTGCCTTATGTCAGCGCACAAACTGTCTGGTTCACCAGGTGTGTCCTCCTTAATAGGTAGATCCCTACCCAGTGCCTTTGCTATGTCCATAACAGGAATAGACTCACCAAACCCAATATCCAAATGTCCTGTAAATGAAGCAGGTATCAAAGTAAGGATTGCTGTTGCAATATCATGAACATGAACATAGTCTCTCTTATGTCTTGTAATATACTTAGCAGTATTATCCTGAAGCATTCTATAAAGCATATCAGGTCTGCTATTCTCCTCTGCCCACACATTAAAGAATCTCATACCCACACTATTACGTGGTGCTTGTATCTCATTCACCTTCTTAGTGATAGCATAAGGATTCTGCCACCACCCATGAGCTCCAGCAGAACTAGCATACAATAATCTGACATCACACTCTTTGCAGTAATCAAAGATAGGTTGAGATTTGACTACATTATTCTCCCAGAATCTATCAGGGTTTTCAAAACTTTCCCTAAGAGCAGCAAAGGCAGCAAGATGAATTACTACATCATATATCTTACCTGTATTAAAATTTCCTATATCATCAGGAAAATCTATACCATCCAGTTCTACATCTACACCACTCTCCTCTATCATTTTCCATAGATAACTTCCTATGAATCCTTTATGTCCAGTGAGTAATATCTTCATGAGTTAAACCATATATTTTTTTGAACTCTATCTCCTATATCAGGAAGAAGGAGAACAGCATTTTTAAATTTATTCAATTCTCTTTTCAATTCAGCTACTTCTCTTTTCAATATCCATACCTCCTCTTGAGTATTCATGGCGCTAACCTACTAAAGCCTTTTACTTTTTCATATCTTAGCACACTATCAAACCTATCGTCCATCCCTGTCTTGTGTGATATCACAAATACATTAGCATCCTTTACCACAAACCTAATAATCTTAAGGAACTCTTCAGTGCCATACCCATCAAGAGAACTATCAAATACCTCATCCATTATAAGAAGGTTTGTATTAACAGAGTTCTTATATCTTGCCACCTCCCTCCATGTAAAGAGTAGAGCAAGATCAATCCTCATCTTTTCTCCTTCACTGAAGGAAGCATAAGAAAAATTA